CACATTAGGACTTTCAGCGTTTCCAGCCTGCCCTCGTCAACCGTAAGGATTTATGACGAAGTTTACTGAAGCGTACGCTACTCGACGCTCTTGTCGAGCATACCGTTCCCGTCTCTGTGAGACAATTTGGAAAGCGGTAGCTACTTGGCAATACCTCTACAACTGCGAGGCACCGAGATTCGAGCCTATCTCGGATAACTGTGTCGACCTTAGTAGGGAAACGAAGCGCTATCTGTCTGCTAGTCCTGCCGTGGACCAGCAATCAGAATTTGCGTGGAATTCAATCAAGAAGCTACAGCCGGCGTCATGCCGGTGTATGGAAGCCCCTTTACTTTCATCCGTCGCTAACCATTTCCAGTCTCCACCACCCTCCTTACCACGCGGTTACATCGCATTTGCGCGTAGGATCGTTCGGAACCTGTTCCCTCACGGGTGGGATTCCGGTTCTTATGAGTCTTGCGTGATGAACACCGACCCTTCTTTGTCAGCATGTTTGGAAAATCGCCGCGGTGCGGGCGGTTTGCACGGCTTTGTTTCACACCCCGACGAATGTCGAGGTCGATTCAGGCATCATGAGTTTCTCAGCACTTGCTTAGATGGGGCAACCCGTCCTTTGCGAGTGTCTTCGGCTCTGACTGTCGTTCAAAGCGCCGGCAAGCCTCGGCCCCTTAGCAAATTCTCGGCGGATGCGATACACTTGAGACCGCTTCACAAAGCGATTTATGATAGACTATCGCACGAGAAGTGGCTATGCCGCGGTGATTTTACAACTGACGTTCTACAGCGCGCTGGTTTTTCTTTTGTTGAAGGCGAAACTTTGACTTCGGGGGATTATAAGAGCGCCACGGACAACCTTTCGATAGAGGTTGCCGAGGCCATTCTTGACGAGTTGCTTAGGTCCACGGTCTCTGTGCCGGGCTCTATGAAAGCATACGCCATGAAAATCTTGCGTCCCGTGTTGTTCAACTTTGAGCACGGTATAGATGAGTTTGTTCCGACGAGAGGTCAGATGATGGGGTCCTTTTTGTCTTTCCCGCTGCTTTGTCTGCAGAATAGAATCGCTTTGTTGTATGCAGGCGAGTGTGTTGGGATCGACAATTCGGGTTTCCCGTGTCTGATTATCGGCGACGTCATCCTTTTCCGTTG